ATACCCGGCTACACTGACAACCGTTACCCGCATGCCAAGCGCGTCATCAGCTATGTGCTGTTCGGTGATCCGGAGGAGTACCGGCTGAAGGTGTACGGGCCGATGTGGGATGGCACGGTCTCGCCGGAGGATCTGGAGGAGACCCACTATGCATGGGATATCCGGCAGACGTACGACGCGCTGTGGGATGACTTCAAGGATCACGTCATCGACGTACAGATGGATCCGGCAGGCATGCGGGTGCTGGTCGATGGCCGGAGCGGATACGGTGAGTTTGACCTCATCATCAACACGATCCCGCGACCGGCGCTTTGCGCAGAAGGCCATCAATTCAAGGCAATGCAGATCTGGGCTGCGGGCGAGGCACCGGAACTCGGCATTGACCTGGATCGGTTCAAGTGCGCGCCGGAGACCGTACTATGCAACGGAGAGGAGTCTCCATCTTGGTACCGGGTGAGCAACATCTACGGCCACAAGACAGTCGAGTGGCCGGATGATGCCAAGCCACCTATCCCTGGTGTGGCCCATGTCACCAAACCACTCAAGACGAACTGTGATTGTTGGCCGTCGGTCCTCCATGTCGGCCGGTACGGGAAGTGGACCAAGGGTGTCCTGACTCACCATGCATACCAGGAGGTTTTGGAGTATGTCAAGGCCAAGGCATGATGCGCCGGTTGTTGCGCTCGACATCGACGGGACGCTAGGCGACTACCATGGTCACTTCATCAGGTTCGCAGAGCAGTGGCTTGGGAAGTCGCTGCCAGATCCGTACGCCGTCACGAACGGTGTGCCGTTGTACACGTACCTCCACATCAGCAAGAGGACTTACCGCGAATGCAAGTTGGCGTTCCGGCAAGGAGGACTCAAGCGCTCGATGCCGGTATATGACGGAGCGGCTGAAGCTGCCGCTCTGATCCGCAAACTCGGTTGCCAGGTGTGGATTTGCACAACACGTCCATACCTCCGGCTGGACAACATCGATCCCGATACACGCCATTGGCTACGAAGGAACAACATCCAGTATGACGGGCTGTTGTTCGGTGACCACAAGTACAGGGACCTGAAGCGCGCGGCTGGGAGTCGCGTTCTACTGGTGGTGGATGACCTACCGCCGATGTTGGACCAGGCGATGGACTGCGGGATGCGGACCGTACTCCGCCAACAGCCTTACACAGAAGGGTGGTACTTCCGAGCCAACCACATCATCACTCACCTCAAGCAACTGCCCGACATCTTCACACAGGAATTGGAGAACTACCGTGGTAGTCAACTCAAGACACTCTGATGAGAACCGTGGCCACATCGACCCCGGCGATGTACCTCCTGCCCGTAAGGGTTGGATTGATCCAGCGGATGCCGATTGGGGTCCGCCCCAGCCGGCAACTCGCAACCCTGACCCGATCAACCGGCCGCACTTCGCGCCGGAGGGCAGCGCGACCTTCACCAGCCACGAGGTGTACCCCACGGCCGCACAGCTTGTGAAGGAGTACGACACCAAGGCGAAGCCGGAGCGAGAAGGGCCGGACTACGCTGCTGGGGAGGAGGGCCACAAGGGGATCCATGACGAACTCTGGCTGGGTCTCGGCATGTCCGCAGACGTCATCCCCGAGCGAGCCCAGTGGATCCTTCAGCAACCGGCGATGTCGGCGCTTCGTTCGTTCGTCCAGCACCAGCTGGTGTACAACAAGACGGACGAATCGCTTGGTCTGCAAGGGCAATTCGCTGAGATCCATCACATCACGGCGAAGCTCAGGCGGACCATCTGGGACAGGCGAGTGACGATCGGCCCGGTCAATGAGGTCAAGAGCGATCTGGAATCGCTCATCGGGCATGCACTGTTGGCGCTGGACCTACTGGACAAGGGGAACATTGATGGGCGAGGTTAGACCGGCCATTGAGCCGGAACTCAAGCGGCCGCTCTGGGTGATTGGGGCCAATGACTACAATCTTGGTACCACGGTCGCTGATGTCGCTGATGAGGAGATGTTCTACAAGTTCATCAGCCGGACCGACACGGACGTTGATGTCTGCGCCCAAGGTCCACTGGACAAGCATCTCCGGAAACTGCGGGAAGAGTCGCCGGAGACTGGCATCGACATCGCCTACTGCGCAGGCATCAACCTGCTGGACGCGATTGCGGACGTTGACGAGTTGGGGTTGTACCAGACCTTCAACGTCAACGTCATGGGCTTCATCCGTACGCTCCAGGCCGTCGCCAAGGTGTACTCGGACTTCATCGATGACGAGGACCGGCCACCAACGCCACAGACTACATGCAACGTGGTTGTCGTGGCTTCGGATGCCGCCCGCACCCCGATGCGCAGGTCCATCAACTACTGCGCCAGCAAGGCCGCTGTCGTCCAGGCGATGCGTGTTGGGGCGAGGGAGCTTGCGCCACACGTCCGCGTCAACGCTGTCTCGCCAGGGATCATCGACGGCACTCCCATGACGACTTCCATCGATGCTGAGGTGATGCTTCAGCGCAACTGGTCTCGATACCAGTTGGATGAGAAGGAGCTTGCGGCAATCCCCATGCAAAGAAGGGGAACCAAGTGGGAGATCGCTGACATGATTCTCCTCGCTCTCAACGGTCCGGCGTACCTGACCGGATCCAACATCGAAATCACAGGAGGTAAGTGAAGTGCGTGACATCAACTACTTGGTGCCGTTGGCCGGCAACATCAAGATCGACCAGCTGGCGTTCTGTTCCAGGTCGGATGACGACGACAAGCTCATCAAGGAGTTCCTCCAGCTGGCTGATGAGCCGTGGATCGAGGACACTGTCACCGCCAAGGGAACCGTGGGCGCGTTCGATGACGTGACCAACATCGCCAAGCTCCAGTTCAACTACAGCCTGGAGCTTGAGGTGGAGATCCTGCGATACCTGAATGGGCCGAACTACCTGGACCTGGCAGCAGTTCCGGGCGGACGTATGTGCCACATCGGCTCACACTTCGTCGGCTCTGGCGACGTGCCGCGCGTCCACGCCCCGATCATCCAGCAGCTGGTGACGCAGACGCACTCCAACCCGTTCCAGGCGGAACACAACCGTCACTACCGCTACACGATCTACAACACCTACAGCCGTCTGGGCCTGTTCTTCAAGGTCATCGAGAGGTTGGACCGTGACTGACGTCGCGGCTGTGCTCAAGGAAGCGGCTGAGGTTTTCCAACAGCGCAACGAGATCTACAAGGATGCATACCTGGTGGTCGGCAAGGTCACTGCCGCTCTGTTCCCGGAGGGCGTGACGCTGATCACCGAGGAAGACCACAACAGGTGGCATCTCTTGGAGTTGATCATCGTGAAGCTGACTCGGTACGCCGCCAACTGGGACAGTGGTCATCCCGACTCGATGGATGACCTGATGGTCTACGGCGCGATGATCCAGGCACTCGACATCGCGAAGCGCGAAGAGGAGGAGTTGAGGTAATGAAGTATGTATCCCTCCATCACCATTCAACGTACAGCTACATGGACGGCTTCGGGCCGGTCCGTGATCACGTTGAACGGGCTGCCGAACTCGGGATGGAAGCGCTTGCGCTGACCGAACACGGCAACGTCTCCTCGCACGTCCAACTGGAGAAGGAGGCGCACAAGGCTGGTATCAAGCCCCTATTCGGGCTGGAGGCTTACTGCGCGCCGGAGGACATGCGAGACACCAAGAACAGGCGGAAGTGGCATCTGACGCTCTTGGCGCAGAATGAGGAGGGATACCGCAACCTGATGCGCATCGTCACCAAGTCGTGGGCGGAAGGCTTTTACCAGTGGCCAACCGTCCACGGCCGGATGCTCCAAGAACACTCTGAGGGGATCATCGCCCTATCCGGCTGCGCAGACTCGATGCTCAGCTGTACGCTGCTCGGAGGCAAGGGCCGTGAGAAGGGCAGTGAGCGAGAAGCCCTTGCAGTCATGAGGAAATTCAAAGGCATCTTCGGTGACCGGTACTACGTTGAGACTCAGATGTTCCCGGAGTTGGAGCGGACTCGGACTCTCAACCCGTGGTTCGAGAAGGCCGCTCGCAAGTTGGGCATCCCTCTCGTGGCGACCGCAGATTGCCACTATCCCCACCCAGAAGACAACAAGATGCAGGCCATTCTCCATACGGCCGGTCGCGGACTCGGGACCGTGGACACTGCGGAGTCCAACTGGGAGTACAACATCCTCCTTACGCATCCGGCCGACGACAAGACGGTGATTGAGCGGCTTCGAGGCACCGGCCTGTCGGCTCGCGGCGCAGCACAGGCTTGGGACAATACGGCTGACATCGCCGTACGTTGTAACGTCGAACTCCCGAAGATGCAGATGCTCAAGTTCCCCTTGCCTCGTGGGGTAAAGGACAAGGAGGAGTTGATCTGGCAGTGGTTGCGTCTCGGCTGGAAGTACCGCCTCAAGCATGACAAGTACCTTCGGGATCACAAGAAGGAGGCTGTTGAGCGTCTGAAGTATGAGATGGAACTCATCGTGATGAAGGACTACATTGACTACTTCCTCATGCTGTCAGATGCTGTGCGCTGGTGTAAGAACCGTGAGTTGCCGGTCGGTCCGGCGCGCGGCTCGGCCGCAGCCTCGTTGGTCTGCTACGTGCTGCGGATCACGGAGATCAATCCGCTTCCGTTCCCCAACATGCTGTTCGAGCGGTTCATTGATGTCAACCGGTCAGACCTCCCTGACGTTGACCTGGACTTTGATGACGAGCGCCGACACGAGTTGGTGATGCATCTCCAGGACCTCTACGGCGAGGATCGTGTGGCCAACATTGGCACCTACACCAAGTACAGAGGCAAGAACAGCCTGGATGACGTAGCGCGTGCACACGACATTAGGCCGTGGGAGATCCAGCCCGTCAAGGATCTGATGATTGAGCGGTCCGGCGGTGACTCTCGTCTGGACTCCTCGATTGAGGACACTGTGGACATGTTCCCGGCCGCCAAGAAGGTCTTCGATGCCCACCCGGAGTTGCAATACGCGCTTCGGCTTGAGGGCAACATGAAGGCTTCATCGGTCCATGCGGCCGGACTCGTGATCAGCAACGAGCCCATCAACAACAACGTCGCGATGTATGAGCGGAAGGACAAGCACGGCAACGTCCGGCGCGTGGTGAGCGTGGACAAGTATGACGCGGAGTACCTCGGCATGCTCAAGGCTGACTTTCTTGGTCTCACCACAATGGGGATGGTAGCGCGAGCCATCAAGCAGATCGGGATGCCGCTGGACGATCTGTACCACCTGCCGTTCGATGATGAGAAGGTATTGGAGGCATTTCGTGCGAATGACGTCACAGGCATTTTCCAGTTTGGTGGAGGTGCAACGAAGATTGTCAACGGCGATGTCAAGCCTGATAACTTCCTTGAACTCTGCGACATCAACGCGCTGTCAAGACCAGGACCACTACACTCTGGCTCCACCTCCGATTACATCGACGTCAAGCACGGACGAAAGCAGCCCGAGCACTTCCACCCGATGATTGACGAGATCACCAAGCACACTTACTACACCATCATCTATCAGGAGCAGATCCTCCGAATCATCAAGGAGATGGGTGGTCTTCCCTGGACCCACGTCCAGGAGATCCGGCGCATCATCTCCCTCAAACGAGGCGTGGGCGCATTCCAACAGCGGTATGAGGAGTTCGTCCAGGGTGCGAAGACTCACGGCGTAGACAGGAACCTCGCCAAGAGGATCTGGGACAGGCTGGTCACTGCCGGCCAGTATGCCTTCAACCAGAGCCACTGTGTGAGCTACTCGGCCTTGGCCTACTGGCAGATGTGGTTGAAGGTCTATCACCCGCAAGCGTTCTACGCCGCGTGTCTCGTCAAGTTCGAGAAGGCCCAGTACATCTTGATGCGGGATGCGATGAGGCACGGCCTGGAGATCGTCCCTCCGGACCTCGCAACGTCCGGCGTGGACTGGCACTCGGATGGAGACAAGATCCGGGCTGGCTTCCGTCAGATCCCTGGTATTGGTGTCAAAATGGCAGAGGACATCATCAAGGATCGTGAGGAGAACGGACCGTTCAAGGACTGGTATGACCTTATCAGGGTCAAGGGGATTGGTGAGAAGACTGCGCCGAAGTACGCCGCGTGGGCAGCCTCTAAGGACCCATTCCAGATCCACCGCGTTGACATCGTGCTGGATCGAGTCCGCAAGGCAATCACCTCGGGCCAGCTGATGAGTACGGACATGAAGGGCCGGATGATCCCGTTGCCCACGCCGAACTTCCGTGGTGCCGAGATCCCCACCGATGCAACCAATCTGCCAGTCACCTACATCGGCATCCCGAAGAAGCGCAACCCGCAAGACGTCATCGAGGACGAGCGAGCCCGTACAGGCAAGTCCATGGCGGAGGTCACGGCGACGATCAAGGACCCACACCTCTCCAAGAAGATGACGTTGGAGTGCTTCGATGACTCGGATGTCTTGGTATATGTGAGGTTTAGCCGATGGGACTTCCCTCGGTTCGAGGAACAGTTGTGGAACATGAACATGGACCATGACGTGATCATCGTGAAGGGGGTGAAGAAGAGAGGGTTTGGGACAGGCATCCACGTCAAGGCCGCGTGGTGCATCGATCCGGATGACCTGATTGAGGTTGAAGAAGATGCCTTTGACGAATGATGTATTGTGGGTCGGCGCTTCGATCGTCTGGAGTTTCCTGTGCTTGTTCGGCGGCATGGTAGTCGGCGCGCAGATCACCAAGAGGTACACGAATGCAAGGGAGTACTGGTATGGCCCTGGGGAGCAGAAAGGGCAAGGCACTGTCCAAAGCGGAGATCCTGAAGGCCGCAGACGAACAGGATCAGCGTCGCCAGGAACAGATCCGGCGGCAGACGCAGATCATCGATCGGCTCCTGACGGAGAACCAGATGATGATGGGCCTGTTGGGAGAACTCCAGGCGACTGACGAACGGGCCGGAGAGATTCTGGCCAACATCGAGAGTCTGCGCGAGGCAGACCGCAAGAAGGAGAAGAAGCGTGGTTGAGAAGACTGCTGGTGAAATGCTGGGAGAGATGGGCACTGACGCAGGGAAGTGGACTGAGCAGTTCCTTCACGCTTCGGGTCTGGACAATGCGGGGCCGGACTTTTGTCATACGGTCCTGACATGGTTCGCCAGCGCGCTCGAAGCTGGGCGCTCTGCCGGCTGGGCTACGCACGATGAGGCCACCCTCAACGAGATCGGCAACGAGGCCAACAAGACTGCCCACGAGAAGGGCTGGTGGGACAGCGACAGAATCTTCCCTGAGGTCATCGCGCTCATCCACAGCGAGGCCAGCGAAGCGTTGGAGGAGTGGCGGAACAACCGTGCGCCAATCGAGCGTTACTACACCGTCGCGAAGTTCCGGCCGGAGCCTGGTGGACTCGTGCATGAGGACGAGGACCTGAACGACTCGCTCCGAGGTCTGGCGACTCGGTTCGATCTGCGCGGTGATGACGCAGTGGTCGAAGAGGATGAACTGTCGGAAGACATGGCGTGGACTCTGGTCCTCCAGGGATTCCTCAAGCCGGAGGGGATTCCGTCCGAACTGGCCGACATCATCATCCGCGTGACCGAAGCTAGTACTGAGTACGGCATCGACCTTGACGAGGAGGTCACGTTGAAGATGGCGTACAACGCGACTCGCCCGCACAAGCACGGTGGGAAGCGCAGCTGATGTATGGCTGGTGCACCAAGAACCACATGATCTATGGGGTCTATCACTACACCGCACTCGGGACTCGGGTGCGGCTCGAAGCAAGGTTCGTGCTCATTGGCTACGGGAAGGAATGCAAGCTCCCATGACTTACAGCATCTACGTGTCCGGGCCGATCATGGCGCCGGATATCGATGGTGGCCTGCCGTCGCGGCTGACTGTTGAGCGTCGCAAGATGAAGTTCAACCAGGTCTCCAAGATCATCCGCGACAACGTTGGATCCGCGACGCTGGTGATCAACCCGCTTGACATCGAGGCTTGCAAGCTCGGCACAACCGGGCCGGTCTGTGGCGGCGTTGAGGACGGCAAGCACTCGTGGCAGTGCTATCTCCGGTACGACCTGGAACAGCTGGTGATGTGTCACGAGATCGTCATGCTGCCTGGCTGGTCGGGATCTCCCGGCGCCAAAGTGGAGAAGAGCGTGGCCGAGATGCTCGGCCTTGAGATCAACTACTGGTGTGACAAACACGTCAGTGCCCACCCATCACCATGTACCGAAGAGGAGTGCCAAGGTGCCTGAGGTATTCATTCCCGAGTGGCTCGTGACGCGACGTGAGAACGCGCCCAGCCCGAAGTTCAGCCGGCATCCGTCGGACCTGGACGAGCACGATGTCCTCACCAGGGATGTGGCATTCAACCGCCACTCCAAGAACGATGGTCATCACGTCTCGCCGTACGACAACGCCGCCATCGAGGTCGGCACGGACAACATCGAGGCGGCGTTGGTCCAGGGGATCGATGAGGAGAAGCTCCGGCGTGTCTTGTCCGCAGCCACCCGCGCCACCATCGGCATCGACATCTCTCCGCGCTGGGAAGAGTGTCACTTCCACGATGACGATCCCGGCGTGGGGCGCGGCGACTGCACGTTGCACACGGAACATCGCGGCGATTGGTTCAACCCGCGCACCAAGCCGTGGGAAGGGCTCGTGGATCCGCTGGAGCCCGACAAGGACTGGGAAGAGATGATGAAGGGTGGTCTCCAGACCGCTCTGGAGTCGCAGGTGGTCGTGCTGGCGGTGACCGGCGTATCGCGCACATGTACTCACCAACTGGTCCGCTCGCGTCGCGCAGCATTCCACCAACAGAGTCAGCGCGCTTCCTACATGGGCGACCGCCCGGAGATGCGCATGCCGGAGAGCGTCTGGCGCAAGCCGGTGGTACGTGATGTCTGGCTGCAATCGATCATGCTCGCGCACCAGGCGTATCGTGCTGCGTGTGAAGCCGATGTGGCTTACCAGGATGCGCGCTTCATCCTGCCGGAGGGTACGACCAACTTCATCATGCTGGAGTACCCGATGCGCGAGTTCCTCAACGTGTACGCCTACCGGGCATGTCACATGTTCCAGTGGGAGATCTCGGCTGTGATGCGGGAGTGCCGCAGGGTCCTGATCGAAGCCCATCCCTGGCTGGAGCCGTACATCAAGATCACCTGTGAGAAGACGGGTGTCTGCGAGTTCCAGGGCTGGGAGCGCGTGGAGGGTCAATGCACACTCCCGATGGCTCGTGAGGACAACCGGCGCTTCCAGCCGGTACACCACCGTATCGGCTGACAACTGCGGGTGGCGCGTCATTGGGATGGAGACGCGCCACCCCTACTGGAGGAATGATGAATGACGAATTGAAGCGGGCTTGCGCCACCGCTCTCCATGAGACCTTACGGTCAATGGTTAGCTCGTTGGTGATGGCTGGTATGGAGCCGATGGAAGCCCTTGAGTTCGTGGAGTATCACCTGTCCATGATCCGCACCACCGTGGAGAACGCTGTCGAGAGGAGCAAGGGAAATGATCCGGTTGCTGATGTTCGTGTACGTCGCGTTGTTAGCGAGCGAGTCTCGCCCGAAGAAGCCGAGGTGGTGGAAGCGCCGGAGGAAGGTGGACACGTTCCTGACGTTCGCGGAGAGCGGCATCTACGGTCTGCCTCGGGCAACCCGCGCCGGACGACAGGAACCGACAACCAAGCAGACTGGCGAATTGTCGGACAGACTGGCTCAGGCTTCGGTATCGCGTAAGCCGGTACCAACCACGCTCGTGGAGAAGGAGGAGGCGGCAGCAGTACGTCTCCAGATGCCTCCTATCCGGCGTGCTGGAGACTTTGTGCACATCGAGTCCGGAGTGTCGAGGTTTGACACTCCCATCGGCCGGACGTTGACGCGGGAGAAGATGCTGAAGGATTGGACGCACTGTCCCAGGGTGGCCATCGCCCATCTGCCGGTCGATGACGTGACCCGTCTTGTGGCGAAGGGTGTTCTTGCCCATCCTCAGCCAACCTCGCCACAGCCGCGTGGTGCGGAGCGCAAGAAGGGCCGTCCGACTCCGAAGCGCTCGCGGAGGAACCATGGGTGACAAGGGAGGGAACTGGAGAACTCTCAGCAACAGTCCTTCGGCCCGAGCGCCGGATGATGGGAAGTGGAACGACATGGGCGGTATCCCAGATGTGTCGATGGTCGTGATCAAGGAGGTGCCGAAGAAGGATCAGCACAAGGTCCAACTCGATGCCGTGGTGACGGCTCGCAGGATGGGGTTCACCAACAAGGAAAGCAAGGCACTTCTCGAAGCTCTGGGGATTGGTGAGAGGATTGAGGACGATGATCCTGAGATGTGTTGAGCGTGACCCAAGCCTGCCGCACCAGATCATCATCCAAGCCGGCAGGAACGTCAGCGAGGCTGGCGTGTCTTGCAACTGTCTGATGATCGCGACCGGTGCTTACAAGCCGATGGGCTTCGTCATGTTCGGCGAGGGAACGGCTGACGAACTGATGTCCATGTACAACAACCCGTCCAACCACAACCCGCATTATCCGCCATTCGATCCGGACGACAAGCCGGACAAGATCACTGTGGAGGTAAGGTGACGCGGTTCACATCCGAGACCACGGGGTGGGCAGTCGTTACTGCCTATGATCCGGGTGGTACTACCGGCTGGAGCGTGATGTGTGTGGAGCCCGCAGCCCTGCTGGGGAAACGCCATGCAACGGTCTGGAAGCCCAGAGCAATCGCGTTGGCCAACAAGCCAATCCCTCAGGTAGTAAGGCACTTCGCTGCGGGTGAGATCACGGGACCTCGCCCGGAGCAATGCGACCAGTTGTCGGAGTTGATCGACATGTGGGCGGACTGCGCAGTGGTGGGCGAGGGGTTCACGCTTCGGAAGTTCCTCAAGGATGAGGATCTCCTGGAGCCCGTACGGATCAATGCCTGTATCGAGTGGCATTTGTACGGCTCCGGCCGTCCCCTGTTCACGCAGACACCAGAACAGGCGAAGTCGAAGTGGAATGATGACCGGCTGAAGCGCGCCAAGTCACTAGGCCAAGCCTGGTGGGTGGTAGGGAAGGATCACGCACGCGATGGCGTACGACACGCCGGTCTGTTCTTGGACAGGGCTAGGCAACAGCCCGAGCTACGCGGGCGAGCTTGGCCTCATCTCTTCAACCTGAAAGGCGAACTGTTGTGACGACCATCGAGTACAAGGATTCCATCACGAATCATGACGAGCAAGCCGAGATCTGCCCTGACACGGCGGTGGTCCGGTACTGGCTCGACAAGGACAGCTGGATCGAGGTCACCGCGACCATTCGTGGTATCGAGGTCCGCAGCGACGGTGGCAAGATGGCCATCGAACCGTTGTCGGGCAACAACGTTGAGATCTATCTCAGGGAGCGTCGATGACACACCAGGTAGTGGTGGACTCTCGGTTTGAGACCGAGCCGGCAAAGATCGTGCTCAAGTACAAGCTGAAGCTTGGGCCCGACCCAGTAGAAGTGGACATTCCGGTCGGCGCGTACCTGCTGCGCGCGGAATTCGTTCCGGGCAAGTTCGCTCTCCAGGGCTACTGGCTGATGTGGTACGAAGTACCTCTGGCGTCGAAGGTGAGCGCGCACCCGATGGTGTTCCAGTCCATCGCAACCGGCGTGCCGTTCCCCAAGTGTGCGAAGCACATTGCCACCGGCTTCCGTGGGTCCAATCCTTGGTTGCCTCCCGAGGAAGTCTGGCACTTGTACGAATATCCCAGCGGAGCAAAGGTGGTTGACGTCTGATGGACGAGTTCCCGACGTACGGAGAGCGAGGATTCATGCGTGGTCGAGTGACAACTGAGGATCTGCCACCGGAACCGAAGGTGGTTGCCAAGAACAAGCTGATTGAGTTCGCCACCAAGGAGCGTCAGCTGTCATGGTCGGTGGGGAGGTTCTCCGGCCGTGATCGCTGGCCCCTGATGTACTACCAGGTCCAGCACAGCCCTGGCATCCCCGGCGCGCTCGTGGTGACGGACGATGACACCGACGCGGACATCATGGTCTACGCGAAGGCTGGTGTGGACTGGCACAGCGTGGCGCTGGAGTACTACTGGCGCGGCGAGTGGCACCTGTTCCGGCCCCAGGAAGCCTTGCAGGAGTGGAAGAGCGGAGATCTTTGCTGGGTGGATGCCGAGGGAATGCCGGAGGAGGTGACCTGGTGAAGAACTGGAACATCATCTGGGATGATCCGAACTCCCAAGGCGAGGCTTTGTTTGGCTGTAAGGCGAGGGACATCGAACACGCCATACGTCAGTGGAAGCGTGAGAATCCTCGCCAGCCCGTCCGGCGCATCTTGAAGGTGTACTCGTGATCGTCTCTCACAAGTACAAGTTCGTCATCGCCTGTCCGGTTGGGCTCAACGCCGGGGATTGGCTCGGCCGGATTGCTGCGGAGGGCGATGTTGGGTATCTGGAGATCATCGGCCACCCGAATGGCGTAGCCGTGCCAGAGGACAACAACTGGTGCCACGGGTACACGCGGTTCTTCTGCGACTCGCCCCGCCAGCGTCTCCCGCAGATGTGGGCCTATCGCCAGGGTACGCCGTGGGAGGGACCGCCGCAGGTCCAGGATGGGAATGATCCTTCTGAGTGGCTCCAGTGGTACGTCTGGGGCATGCGGAAGAAGTACCTGGAGGTTGGCGTCCACTCTTCGCCCAACGGGTGGGGAATGCGTGGGGAGGATGGTGATTGGATGTTCTTCGAGGCTCCGGCGACCCTGGCCCGTACGTTCGCCGGGTATGGCAACAGCGTCTTGGGCGAGGATGCGCCGTGGGGCAGGGCTGAGATTCGCATCCTCTACATGGAAGAGCCCAGTAAAGGCTGGCGTGACGTTCTCAAGAAAGTTGTGGGTTCCTCACCTGAAGCGCGCAACACGAGGGATCTTCTCAACTGGCACGTGCCTCTCTCGCAGTTGTTCTATGAGATTCCTGAGGAGTTGGCTTCGACCTATCTCCGCGACGCAGCATGGATGTTTAAGTCGCAGAAAGGTGTTGAATAGCCACCTGATGTTTGGGTATTTCACATGCAAATGTAAACATGCCTAGATCCGCGCGTATACGCGAGCGGTAGCGGGCGGCCGGGGAGACCTCTGAAAATCGATGACGGAAGTTTGCGAGAAAAACCATGTGTTCTTCTACGCGCGTAAGGGACATGGTGATTTTCACGTGGTCGGCGGATGGGGTCTCCTCGGGATGCTCGGGGGTACGCGCTCCCGCGAGGAGGTTGATGTGAATACTGTTGATTTCTTGGGATTCATGATGGGAGGGGTGCATGTGAAGAACGTAGCTCCGCTGGTTAAGCTGGCGAGTTCGTGCGAGCACATATCTGGGGAAAGGCATCGGTTCGCATTGTTCGACCTCGCGCAATTGGTGCGGGATCTCGGTGGCGACGCTCATGGTGGATTTGCTGTTGTTCCGCTTGGTGGTCTGAGGATGGGCCGGTTTGGTATTGTGCTCATGGGCCACGCGGCGACAGATATGTGGGCCGTGCTGCGGAATGTCATCTGGGAAGATGAGCATTGCACGGTCTGCTGTGGAGCGTTGCTCCGGTACAACGAGGTGTTTGACCATAAGGTTCTCTTGCGTTGTGGACCTACAATTGGCGTCGAATGGGCGACGTTGACGACGGAACAAGCAAGGAGAATCACTGATGAGTACTGGGCCGATTGAGTTTGCACGGTCTGTGCCTGTGGACGAGTTGGGGTCCACGGAGTACGGCGGAGACCCTGGGCTGGTAGCCGGACAGCCGAACCAGACTGCTGTTGGATTGTCTGGCCGAGGTGTGGATCACCTTGCACATCTGACGACGGCTGAGCGGCTCGGCATCCTTCAGCGCTCCAAGTCGACCTCGTTCGATGAGGTTGAGGTTGATGAGGATGGTGTCACGACGGTTACTCGGGTAGTTGTGACGGATGGAACTGATCCCGTGACTGGGCTCGCTCTTGATGCTGCTGATGCCGAGGATGCTGTTGCTGGCGTACCGGCTTCGGACTTCACGCAGGGTGCTGGTACTCAGTAGCTGCAAGCCCAGATTCTGGAATCTGACAATGGAGTGGAGTGAGACAGATGCCTGGACGTGCTCCTGGTACGGCGACTGACGCTCAGAAGAAGGCGATGGCCGCCGGTCGTGCAGCACGAGCCAAGAAGCAAGCCGAGCAGAAGAAGCGCAAGGAAGAGTTGGGGCCAGAGGCTACAAAGTCCCGTCACCAGATGTTGCTCGAAGGTGAGCTCAGTGTTGATGATCTCGATGAGGAAGAGCTCAAGCACTTCCGAGGTCGTGACATTGATGGTGAGTTCAAGGGCCGCATTCGACCAATACCGGCGAAGCTTGCTGGACAAATTCGTCAGCGATTGCTGAACAAGATGCAAGCCAACATCGAAGGCTTCTTGCCACGAGCGGTTGCAATCCTGGAGGACATCGCTGAGTCGAGCGATCAGGACTCGGCTCGTGTCAAGGCCGTGGACCTCCTCTTGCAACGCGGGGCTGGTAAGGTGCCCGATGTCGTTCGTGTCGGCGCGGAAGATCCTTGGGACATCATCTTGGGTGACGTGTTGCGCGACGGTGCATTGGAGTCGGAGGAGTTCACCAGGCTCAAGACCGGCCTGGAGGATCTCGCAAGCCGTGGGGACGGTGACGACACCTTCTGATCGTGGCAGGCTTTGGCCCTCTGGCTTGAAGACATTCGCCCGTGGCCCCGTCCCTGCCTCCTTGCTTCATACCCACGGAGGGAACCACCTAGCCATGACGGCGACTGCTACCGAGACAAGCGTGTACACGGCCTTGAAACAGGCACGTCCGCTTGCATATCCGATCTGGCGAGCAGGGCGATTCAAACCGCACCTCTCGCAAGCCGCAGTGCTGATGCATCCTGCTCGTCACAAGGTCGTGTCCGGCGGAAGGCGACTGGGCAAGAGCGAGATCGGCGCGGCTGAGCTTGATGCCGAAGTGGTCAAGACCAAGATCGTTCTCTCTTGGCTTGAGGAGATGGGGAAACGGCGAGAGTTTTGGATCGTGGGGCCAGAGTACACGGACGCTGAGAAGGAGTTCCGCAAGCACTGGGATCTCGTGAAGCGTCTCGGTATCCCGATGGACAAGCCTGGTTCGTACAACGATCCCCACTCGGGTGACATGCAACTGTCGCTCATGAAGGGCAAGTACTTGGTACTTGGGAAGAGTGCCAAGCACCCCGAGCGTCTTGTTGGTGAAGGCTTGAACGGTTGCGTCCTCGCTGAAGCGGCGAAGATGAAGGAGTCTGTCTGGTCGAAGTACATTCGCGCCACGCTCGCGGACTTCGGCGGATGGTCGATCCACGCCTCCACGCCGGAGGGCAAGAACTGGTTCTATGAGAACTGGCAAGCCGGTCAGGACCCGACGAACGAAGACTGGCAATCGTGGCGCATCCCGGCGTGGTTCAACCCGTACGTGTACCCGCTTGGCGCGACAGACTCCAAGATTGCCACGTTGCGTGCGGCTTTGGAGGAACGCCCAAGAGGCTTCAACTTCAACGCGATGGTCAAGCGTCTCAAGCTTGATCCCGAGATCGCCAGTATGGTGAGGGATCTGGATGAGATCACCTTCAACCAGGAGGTTGGCGCGGACTTCTCCGAGTTCGTCGGCCGGGTGTTCAAGGACTTCGATGAGGAGGTGCACGTTACCGATTGCGCCATTGATCCGGACCTCCCGCTGTACGCCGCAGTTGACTACGGCTTCACCAACCCGTTCGTGTGGCTCTTGATCCAGGTGGACGTGTGGGACAATGTCTATGTGGTCGCTGAGTTTTACCAGAAGGGGTTGACGATTGACGACGCGGCTCGTGAGATCATCGCTCGTGGTCTAGCTCCGACTACCATGAAAGGCTTCTATCCGGACCCAGCCTCGCCCGGCGATACGCTGGCCTTGGAGAAGCACCTCAAGATCCCCAGTTTTGGCAATACGGGTGGGGAAATCTCGACACGGCTCCGGTACATTCGCGAGGGCTTGAAGATCCGCAACAAGCACCTCCCCTGGGGTGACCCCGAGCGCAAGCCCAAGCTCTTCATCAATCGGAAGTGTGAGAACACGATCCGTGAGTTCAACGACTACCGGTATCCCAAGGGCGAGGAGAAGCGCGACAAGAACAACCAGGAGAACCCTCAGAAGAAGGATGACCATACGCCTGAGGCACTCGGGCGCTTTTACCACGGCTACTACGGCGAGCCTGAACAGCAAGCCGGACATACAGTCATCCGCAAGGGCAGGTTTGCGCGCCGGTGACCACTAGAATCGCGACAACCAATCACCTGATCAGGAAGGGTCATCGATGACCGTACAGGCGAGCGAGTTGATGACTCCCTACTCGACTGTTGCACCCTACTTCGGAGCGCCACCTACGTGGCTGACCGAGATGGACGCGCAACGCATCATGTCGTACCAGATCTATGAGCAGATCTATTGGAACGTGCCGGAGACCTTCGTTCTTCAGCAGCGCGGCTCCGACGCAGATCCGATCTACATTCCGACCGGCCGGACGATCATTGACACCACGAATCGCTATGTGGGCAAGGACTTCGGCTTCATGATCGACCCTGACGTTGGCACGCCTGCCGGCCAGGTCATGCTCCAGAACGCTTTGACAGCACTCTTCCGACGCGAGAGGTTCTGGTCAACGTTCGCCTCCAACAAGCGCTTCGGCCTGGTGCGCGGTGACTGGCTGTTCCATGTCCTCGCGAACCCTGCAAAGCCTGAGGGCCGTCGGATCACCATAGAGACTGTGGATCCTGGTGCATACTTCCCGGTGTACCACCCCGACGATCCCGCCAAGGTGATCGCCGTGCACATCGCGGAACAGTTCGTGGATCCGGACGACTCCAAGACCTACATCAAGCGGCAGACGTACTACCGGGGATCTGATCCGCTGGAGAACGATGGGAGTGACACCTCCATCTGGAACAGCGTTGCTCTCTACGACCCCAAGTCGTGGGAGGACATCACCGTCAACCCCAAGACGGTCATCAGCGACCTCACCCAGCTTCCTCCACAAATCACCAGTATTCCGGTGTACCACATCCGGAACTTCGAGACGCCCGGCGACCCCTTTGGCAGTTCGGAGTTGCGAGGCTTCGAGCGGATCATTGCCGCAGTCAACCAGGCAATCTCTGACGAGGAACTCGCGCTTGCCCTTGAGGGATTGGGTATGTATGCAACGGACGGTGGCCCTCCTCGGGACGAGCAGGGGAACATCACCGACTGGATCCTTGGACCAGGCAACGTGGTCGAACACAAGGGCAAGTTCCAGAGGGTGACGGGTGTTGGATCGGTGACGCCGGTCCTCGATCACGTTCGCTTCCTGATCGATTCCCTCAGCGTTGCCAGCGGTACGCCGGAGGCAGCCACAGGGAAGGTTGACGTGAATGTCGCTGAGTCCGGTATCAGCTTGATCCTTCAGATGGGCCCGATGCTCAGCAAGGTGTCGGAGAAGGAGCAAGTGATCACTGACGTCATGCGCCAGATGTACTTCGACATCACCACCGGCTTCCTACCGGCGTACGAAGGCATCACCTCTGACGCCTACGCAGAGCCGAGCTACGGCAACGTGCTGCCTGATGACAAAGCCGCACAAATCAAGGAGATTCTGGAGATTGTCGCGGCTGGTCTCGCGGATGCTGAGTGGGGCCGGACCGAGATCGCTCGCATTCGTGGTTACGACTTCGGCAACGGCATGGCCGCTCGCGTCTTGAGTGAGCAGGCTGAGCGTGCTGCCGCCACAGATCCCTTCGCTGCTCGAATGGCTGCGGAGTCCGAACAAGAAGGAGCCCAGTAATGGCTGAGATCACCCTCCAGAAGGTCGGCCCTACCGGCTTGGCCAACGTCTCGATGCTTCAGGCCGCAGCCGGAGACACGGCCCAGGTCGGAGACAACAAGAAGCTCGTTGTACGCAACGCGGATGCAGCATCTCACACGGTGACGCTCGCCGTACCGGGCAACGGCTTCACTGGTGTCGCCAACCCGGATCTCGCCGTGGTGATCGCTGCCGGCAACCTCGCGATCATCCCACTGCTGGATGCCTACGCGGACGCCACGCAGAACGGGCGAGCCGTCATCACGTACGACGCGACTCCGGCAACTCTCACGCGGGCTGTCGTCGCCTTCTGACGATGGGTCACCATCCGATTCCCGCAGAATACTGTGGATCCTGTGGGGATTGCCTGCACTGCTACGCGGAAGACGAATGCCTGAGGAGTAGCGATGGCAAACACCAAGCGCCAGAAGCGCCGGAAACGAGCACGGACGGCAGCGCTCACCAGGAAGGGATTGCCGATCACAGCAGCCCGGAGGATTGCCAACGGTAAGCGGAAGAAGTGAGGTAATGGGTTCGGCTCACACCGGGCCCATTACCTTTGTATCAACAAGTAATGCCAAGCGGAGCACAGGAAGGCAATGCAATGGAACAGTACGAAGGGCCATTGGCGCCCGAGAGCATTGAGGTCAACGTCGTGATGGGAGCCCAGCTGCGAGCGGTCGTGCGCAGCGCTCTCCTCCACGTCCGCAACGAGGTGAAGGGCAGCGAACTCCTGCTGGAAACGGTTGTGCCCATCATCGATGAGGAACTGGCGAAGTGGCCGTTGGGTGGCGAGGCGAAGCCGGACACCCTTGCAGAGTGGCTGTTCAAGCGATTTTGCCAGAATCTGCCGCGTGACCTGGAGCCCTACACGACCAACTGGGATGAGTTGGAGGAAGTTGACAAGGGGTTCTGGGAGCACGAGGCGAACGCTGTCCGGCGCGCAGTAGGTCGTGGAGGCTTCAAGACCTCACCGGATGAGGTTGAGATCTCCACCCCGATTGGGGATCTGCACCAGGCCCACGCGAACTCTGGCAACATGGTCAAGGGCTACCGGCAACTGGACCTCAAGAATGCGGAGACGCTGGGCGAGGCAATCCGTATCGCGATCGGCGCGGCATCGACGTGCTGGACGAACATGTTCGGCGCTGGCACCTTCAAGCCTGAGGTGGCACTTGACATCGCGAACCAACTGGAGCACCACTTCCACCACCTCCTGGTCCTCATGAACGCTTCGATGGGCGAGCGGCACCGAGCGTTGTTTGACCACCTGAAGAAGTACCACGACGCGGGCCAGCCGATGGTCTCGGTGACACAGGTGATGGAGATCCTCACCGGCCGGACCACGCCGGTTGAGTACGACTCCGCAATGCAACGCTCGCCGGAGGTCGGTCATGGGTGACGAGGACATCGAGATCCGCGCGTTTGCGGAGAAGAACCCCAACCCTGGCGACTGGGATCAGGCCATCCGCTTCGAGGGCGAATGCAAGATTGGGTGTAAGGGCAGGAAGATGCTCAGCACCAAGAACCTCGTGACGGCGCTCAACTGGGTGGACTTCCACCGGTCCGGCCTGGAGCACATGACCACGGTCCTCAGCAAGCAGCCGGTCATCTTCACCTCTTCCAACGGAGAGGAGACCCAGCCGTGAGCGAGCAGGAGCCCATCGACACCAGTACTCCTTGGCACCGTCCGCGTCGTGAGCCCTTGACGCAGGTGGAGTACGAACGCCAGGCGTACCGTGCAATGACCCAGCCGGGTGGAGGAAAGATCCATCCGATGTCCGTCACCACTCCGACCTATGAGCCCAACAGGGCCATGGCGCCGGATCCAAACTCCATCATTTCCAAGAAAGGAGTTCGCGACACTACGCCGGACGGTGTCACCACCGGTGATCGTGTCGTCCACGCCGTAGTGGGGACATGTCTGATCCTCATCCTCGGCATCCTTGGGTACATGCTCATAAAACTGGGGTGAATCATGGCCGATCCTCTCGCACGTGCACCGCTCAATGCCTACCTGCGCCGGCAAGTGATCCTGGACGTGGCGCTTCGCAAGGTTCTACGCGCTGCAATCAAGTCTCTGGACTCCGAGATCGCCCGGCTGGCGGCGTCAAGATCGATCGGCAACCAAGTTCGTGCGTCACAACTCCGTTTGACGCGCGAAATGATGGCAGTTTGGCGTGATGTCGGGGATGTAATTGAGCAAAACATCCTCGGCTCCGCTGAAGACATTGCAAAAGTCCAGCAGGCCTTCGACAAATCAATGATGAAGAAGCTTGGTGCCAAGATGGACCAGGCATTTGCGCGCTCATTACTGGCCCAAGCCCAGGCCGGATTGGATTCCTACATCTCTCGGAGCCACAATCACATGACTCTGAGTGAGCGCGTGTACCGAAATGGCCGCCGATCTGTTACCGCAGTTGAGGCGATCATCAACGAAGCCCTGCTGACTGGCCGAAGTGCCACGGAGATTGCACGTATGGTGCGCTCCTACATCAACCCGCGCACTCCAGGTGGCTTGTCGTATGCTGCGATGAGGCTCGGCAGAACCGAACTCAACAATGCATTCCACGAAACGTCCCGACGCTTGGCCATTGACGACCCATTTGTCCAAGCGGTGAAGTGGAATTTGTCAGGATCACACCCAAGGCCTGACATTTGCAACGACTACGCATCGCGCGTCACCTGGAGTGGTGGTAATCCTGGTGAATACAAGCCAAGCGAGGTGCCGAATAAGCCTCACCCGCAGTGTCTTTGCTATGTGACCACAGTCCCGATTGCCGAAGAGACATTCCTGCGCAATTTGAAGGCAGGCAAATATGACAACATGGCCGACGCGGCCTGAGCGGAGCACGATGCCACGCATCAAGTACCCCAAGCGCATCAAGTTTGGGGCCAAGAGCTACAAAGTCCACTGGTCCGCCGACGATTGGGTCACTCGTCCTGAGGACAATCGCATTGACGGGGCGTGGGGCCTGACTGATCATCAGAAACTCGGCATCTGGATCAGCCCGGAGCTTCACGAGACCAACAAGCGCGAGACTCTGTTGCATGAGATTCTCCATGTCCTACATGCAAACAGTGGTGGCAACGTTCTCAATGACATGATCCCGAAGCACGAGCAGGCGACTGATGCGGAGGAGTTCATTGTCAGCCGGTTGGAGGCTCCGTTGATGTCCTTCCTCGTGGAGAATCCTGCGGTGCTGGCATTCATCGTCATCGGGGCTGACGAGGACAGGGCGTAGACTCCCGTCATCCCATTGCGCCCGGACCCCCACCGGGAAGAAGGCCCACCAGACCGTCGTTCACCTGGTGGGCCTTCGCTTTGTTACCAGGCCACCTCCACTAGGATTGCCCAACGGTTCATCCCAGGAGGAAACATGGCCATTACGGCGTCAGACATTCTGTACAAGTTCTCTGTTGCGGCTGCGGCCGGTAACACCACGGCCGGTACGGCGGCAACCTCGCTGGGCGACCAGATCTCGACCACCCAGATCACAGATGCCACGCTGGACAACCTGTTCGACGTCATCACCGGCGATGAGAACGCTGCAAGCGATGTCGAGTACAGGTGTTTCTTCGTACACAACAACCACGGTTCCCTGACCTGGGAGAACGTTGTGGTGTGGCTCTCGGCTGAAGTCGCGGGTGGCGCAGCTGCCGCCATCGCCATCGACAACATCGCCGCATCGGCCATCGGCTCGGCTTCGGCGCAGGCTGCTGCGGTCGCCAACGAGCAGACCTCCCCTGGTGCGGGTGCTGGAGCTTTCTCCAGCCCGACAACGAAGGGCACCGGTCTCTCCATCGGCAACCTTCCGCCCGGTCAGTGCCGCGCGATCTGGGTACGCCGGACCGCAGCGAACACCGGCGCGGTGAACAACGATGGCGTGACGATCCGTTGCGAGGGTGACACTGCCGCGTAATCCCCACATCTACCAGGAAAGCGGCAAGGCATGACGAGTGTCTACCTCACCAGCGCTGCCGCAGATGCTGCGGTCACAGCCGGATCAGGCACCAAGTGGAAGGCCGATTGGGCTGCTGGTGCATCCTCACGTCTGCTGAACAAGAACACCGCTGCGGCTCCGGCTTCGGCGCTCCAAGTCACCGACTCCGCAACAGCCGGTACGGATGGCACGGTGGTCTCCTGGTACACTGAGCCGTTGTGGGGTGTGACGATTGCCGGCCAGATCATCTGTCTGGTTTGGACTCGGGAGTCCGCCACTTCCGCCAACGTAGCTCCTACCATCCGCATCGAGCGTTGTGATGGGGCTGGTAATGTTCTCTCCACTATTGTGGCGGAAAACACCAACCAGGGTGCGGGCGAGATGGGCACCACCGCCGGAGGAGCAACCGACTCCATCACTTGTACTGCGGCGAATGTCGCTGACACGACGCTCAGTGATGGAGATCGGCTCCGTATCACGCTCTTCATCGACAACGCGGCGGATCACAGCGGTACTGGCACTATGGCATCCGGCGCCAACGCTCAGTTCTACGTCAACGGGCCCAATGGCGCTGCCGGCCAAGCGCAGATCCAGTTCACCGAGGTTGTAGCTCCGCAAGCTGGTCCGAAGTTGGTGACCTCGCCGGAGACGTCATTCACCACGACTACAACGCCGAAGACGTTGACTGCGGTCGGCGCGTTGTCCGGCGACTTGATGGTTGCCATGTACGGCGGTGACAACTTCAGCGGTGCCGCCTCCTCTGCCACTGTCACCACTACGGGTGGCACTACTGGTGCTTGGACGGAAGTCCTGGAAGCTCTGGTTGGCACTACCGATAGCCCGTGGAAGTCCAACGCCTGGGCGAATGTCACCGCCGATGGAGACGCGACGGCCAGCTTGGCCCGCGTACAGGGCACACCACAGGTCTGGGGTGGATGGCTGGCCCACATCCGGAACCATGGAGGGATTGGCAATACCGCAGAACTCGTGGACAGTGCTTCGGATAGCGTGAGCCTCACCACTTCAGAGAACTCCATGGTGCTGGCACTTGGCATCGATTGGGATCACGTCACCCCAGTGACAGCGTTCACTCCCTCGGGTGCGCATGACATCGAGCGCAACGCCGGTCTCACGGCCGTGACTTGGTATGCTGGCTTCTGGGTCGGCCAACCGGCCGGAACTCGCAACTACGGCATTGCCACCAATAGCTCCACCAGCTTCTCCTTGACTGTCATCGAGATCCTCGCCCCATCCGGTAGCACGCCGGTTGGTAAGAATCTCCAGCTAGTGTGGGATACTCGTGCAGCGTTGGGTGATCCTCTTCAACTGGTATGGAACACTCGTGCGGCGGTTGGCAAGGATCTCGGGCTGCCCTGGAACGTTCGAATTCCTGTTGGCAAGGAGGTCCAGGCACTCTGGAACGTACGGCAGGCTGTCGGCAAGTCCGTCCAGGCATTGTGGAACACCAAAGCTCCGGCCGGCAAAGACCTGTCCTTGTTGTGGAATGTACGCACGCCGGTCAGCAAGACGCTGCAAACGATCTGGAACGTGCGGACCTTTGTAGGTGATGATCTCCAACTCATCTGGAATGTGAAACAGGCAATCGGAGATCCCCTCCAACTTGTCTGGAACACCAAGCAGGCTGTTGGTGACGATCTCCAGCTTGTATGGGACACTCAGTCTGGCACTGTCGTCGGCAAGAGCTTGCAACTATTGTGGGATACAAGGGCTCCTGTTGGTGATCCGCTTCAGCTTGTTTGGAATACACGTGCATCCGTAGGTGATCCACTCGACCTTCGCTGGAACGTACGTGCCGCACTGGGCGAAGATCTCTCGCTGCTCTGGAACACTCGCGCCGCAGTAGGCGACCCCTTGCAACTTGTGTGGAATACAAGGACCTTCGTGGGCGACCCACTCCAGTTGGTCTGGAATACCCGCGTTGCTGTCGGAGATCCTCTCCAGTTGGTGTGGAATACAAGGGCAGCAGCCGGCAAGAGCCTCCAGCTGGTCTGGGATGTCCAGATTATTGGGGCTACGGCGGTTGGCAAGAGCCTGGCGCTGGTATGGAACACGAGACAGGCTCTTGGGGATGCGCTGGACTTGCGGTGGAACACCCGAGCCCTTGCCGCAGATGAGCTCAGTTTGCTTTGGGATGCCCGGTCAGCTGTTGGTGACTCTCTGGACCTTCGCTGGGGAATCCGCACTACTGTTGGCAAATCTGGGATATATCTATGGTCGGTCCGTTCCGTGGCCGGCAAAGATCTCATACTGCTATGGGATGTCGAGTCGGTGCCGTACATCGCCATCCAGGACCCTGTTGTAGTGGTAGTACGCAACCCGGCGAGCGGTAGCATTGTCCGCAATTCTGCCAGCGGGGCAATGGGGACTAGCGCAACTGCTCGGGTACGTCCGAACAACACGGAGGCAAGGCCACTATGACGACGGTTGACGAAGATGATGTCTTCTTCATCAAGCAAGGCGACTTGGAGCCTCCACTTGACCTGGAGGTGAGCGGCTCTTCTGGGGATCTGAATGATGTCGACTCGTGGACCGTGATTGGCAGCCGGAATGGGGAAGTGGTGTTTGAGGACACCGCAGCTGACTTCACGATTGGTGCAACTCCCCAGTCGGGTGTGGTTCGGCATGTCTGGGTGGCTGGCGAGACCGACGATCTCGGCAGCATGGATATCGAGACAAAGGCAATCTGGCCGGGCAACCGGCCGCAGACCTTCCCGCCCAGGAACTATTGCAGGGTGGTTGTTTCCAGAAGCCTGCCCTGATCGCTCCAGTAGGATCGTGACCCAAACGGAGCGGAAGGAGTGGACTCTCATGTCACAGAGCGGACAAGAGGGCAATGGCCAGAATGACGGAGCGCAGGACGGCCAGCAGGGCAACAACGGCACCGGCACTGACAGCGCGCAGGGTACGGGCAGCGGTGGAGGATCGTCGGCTGACAGTGCGCAGCAAAACGGCGGGACCGACACCGGTAGTGACAATACCGTCAGCCGGGCTGACTTCGAGAAGCTGCAGAGGCAACTCTCTGAAGCCGACAGGAAGCGGTCTACCGCAGAGCAGGAACTGCAGACGCTGAAGGACAAGGACCTGTCCGAGAAGGACAAGGCCGTCAAGGACTTGCAGACCATCACCCAGGAGCGTGACTCGCTCGTGGTCGAGGTCAACAATCTCCGGCTGGCCAATGCCTTCCTGAGCGCGAACACCATCACCTGGAACGACAGCGACGTTGCGCTGGAGATCGCCAGCAGCAAGGGCTATCTGGCCGACGCGGTGAGCGACAAGGGCGAGGTGGACGCGAAGGAACTTGCCAAGGCTCTGGAGAAGTTGTCCAAGGACAAGCCATACCTGGTGAAGTCCAAGGATGACGAAGAGGAGGAGGAAGACGAGCCGAAGCCCAGCGGTGCGCCTGCAAGTGGCGCCGGCAAGGGCAAGGGCAGCGACAGCGCCCGGATGGATCGTCTGAAGACCACTCTCCCTGCACTTGGGCGACGGTAACCCAAGCCCAACAAGCCAAGGAGTATGCAACATGGCAAGGTTCGACAAGATCGAACCCCATTGCGGGAGCTTCCGTGCTCCGCTGGGGTTCCAGCCTGTCGCGGCCGACATCGGCAAGATCTACGCCGTTGACATCAACGGTTCCGGACAGGTCATCAAGTCTGTCGACGGGACCGCGTGCCGAGGTGTGATCTGCCTGTCGTCCATGATCCCGCAGGGCAAGCCGATCGACGTGATGACGGATGGCGAGATCGTCGACATTCTCACCGCTGCTGACGGCGTCACCGGCTTCGCCGCTGGTGTCAAGGTCATGGCGGGTGCGGCTGGCATCGTCAGCAACGCCGCTGCCGGTCTGCCGGTCGGCCAC